CCTCGACCTCGACCTCTCCCGCGCCCTCGCCCTCGCCCTCGACCTCGCCCTCGCCCTCGACCTCGACCTCTACCGCGCCCTCGCCCGCGACCTCGACCTCGACCTCGCCCGCAGCGATAGCGCCGCGACGAACAAACTAGTGAGTTTGGCGATTCGCTGCATCAAGGAAGCAGTCGCCATTCGTAGCCCGGAAGACGATCAGCCTCAGCAGTGATGTTATGAGCGCGCGACGCGTACGCACAATGAAGACTAAGCCCTCTGCCGCTTCTTTATGCGGCCCAGCAAAAGCAACGCGCCGGCACGCGTCGCTGCGTTTGGATTGCCTTCGCCGCGCAGCCACAAATTCACGGTCTGCCGCGTCACTCCACAAACGGCAGCCGCCTCCGTTGGACCGCCGACGCGTTCTACAAGTTTACGCAATTGCTCGGGGAAAGTCATTTCAAAGGAGTCCTTCATGCCGCTGGATCGATTTTGAGCACGCGGGCGAGTTCGGCACGGGAGGCCGCGATGCTCTTTCCTGTTGGCGCATGTTTTTCCAGATGCGCGATTTTCGCGCGAAGGGATTGGGCCTCAAACTTAAGGCTGCCTGGGCGATGTGGTCTGGGCGAATTTTTTTCGTTTCCCCACACGGTCATCGCGAGATCGGCTGCGGACCGAACGTACTCAGCCTTCACTCCTGCAGCGACCGCGGCGGTCATGAAGTCATGGGCATTGGGCTCAGTGCGGCCGGTGGTGTCGACGTAACTTTTGGCGATGCGGATAATCTCGGAGGTGGAATCGGTGGCGTTCATTTTTCGAATTTTCTAGCGAAGGCGGGATTGCCTGTCGATTCGACGACAATGGAAAATCATTTTCCATCAGTCAAGCACTTTTGGAAAATGATTTTCCGGTTCGCATGGCCTCGTTTCGTTGTCAGGCATCTGTCTCCGCGCGCAATTCCCATCCAATTTTTTTGATGGAAACTCAGTCATCACTCGCTCTTCCGGATTTGCCTGGCATGGGAAACGGATGGGAATTGCTCCTGCCTCAGCCAGAGGTCTCGCGTCGCTGCACGGCTGACGTCGCGGTGAAGGTTGCAGAGCAGCGCGAAGCCGTGAAACGTGCGTGCGTACACCTCGGCACGCGGCGAGTTGCCGAAGCCTTCGGCATCTCGCGGGAAGTTGTTCGCGCTCTGCGCAAAGAGGCGATCGTTAACGGAGAGTTAGACCAGTTTAAAGAAGAGGAAGGACGTCGCTGTCATGCGGTCGCGGACCGTCTCCTCGATCGGCTTGAAGATGAGGTCGACAAGGTGCCCGTAGGATCGCTTGCCCTGAACATCGGCATCCTGATGGACAAGGCCCAGCTGCTCACCGGCGCTCCGACTGCGCGTATCCAACATGATCATACGCTCGGAGTCGCGGAGGTTAGCGACTACATAGATTCACTTCCGTCGGTTACACCGGTTCACCCGGAAGTTTCCACCGCCCAAAAGGGCGGCGCGGATTTGGCCGACGTTGAGGTGATCGAACGCACAGCGGATTCGCAGTCCGCTGTGTCTGATACCTCGCCAGAGGAGCGCCAGGAAAACTGGAAGGAAAACGGACGGAATGAGTCGGAAAGGGATCGATCCGGATGACCGACTTACTACCAGATTTCAGCCAGGCGCGCTCCATCCCCAGCTCCAGAGGGGGGCGGGGGGGTCCGCTGTTTCGGCAGGGGGGTCCAACCACCCAATGGGTGATATCGGGAATAATTTTATGGCAATGCGTCCCACCGAGGAGCGCGTGGCCAACATCGCGGCGTAGCGCAGTGGTAGCGCGCCTGGCCCATACCCAGGAGGTCGCTAGTTCAAACCCAGCCTCCGCATCCAGTTTATGAATACGCCCAAAAAAATTTCGCTGGAACCGGACGCCTCGGGACTCTTTTGGGAGAGCCGCGTGAGCTTGGCGCTGGGCGTGTCGCGCAAGGTTCTTGCCGCGCTGCGTGTCCAGTACCTGACGGAAGGCGCCGATGCCGACTTCATCAAAGGCGAATATAACGCGGTCGCTTTGACTGCGCAGGGCCTCGCCAAAATGGACGGACTGCTGAAGGCAACGGAGGATGGCAAAATCGATTTGCTTCGATCCACGCTAGGGAAAACGAGCGGGAAACAAGCCTCAGGTGAGGCGCTAAAGAGGGATGTGCCAGCCGGGCCACCCAAGCGCGACAAGATGCTGGTCGATCGCATCGCTCAGAACGGTCTGCTGCTGCTCTGCGTTTCCAAATCGAGCAAGGCGCTCGTTTGTGTCCGAGTGCGCGACAACTCGAACTTCGCGCCGGGGATGTCCATCGAGGCGATCGAAAGCGGCGACGGCGTGTGGCAGTTTCGAAATCGCCCAGACGGCGACGAGAGCACGGTAGGCAGGCTGCCGCGCGGAAAGGGGAAGTGGTGAATCCGCTGCAAAAAGCCGAAGAGGCGACGAGCGCTCGCGCGCAGATCGCATGGCAAAAGAGACGGCCTGTTTGGACCCGCACCGACACAGCGCGCTGGCTCAACGCGCGTAGCTCGAGCGTCCTTGCGTGGCTTCGCCGCTGCGAAGCGGGATCCGCGCCTGCGCATTCCGAATGCATGGGCCGGTGGCTCCAGACCCACCGCCCTGCCCTATTTATCCGCGCCCATCGCAAACTCGCAGCATGCGTCGGCGACCACGGTGCACGCGAAAATCTCAACGTGCTAGGAGTCCTGCCATGAGTGAATTCCTCGGCCATTGGACGCGCGACTGCACGATGCAGTACCTGAACCGGTTCCCCCTGCCTCCCACGTTCAAATGGGAGCACCGTGACGGCGGGCAGCGCATCGTGCAGCCCAGCCATCGGAACGTTACCGGATACGGAAAATGGCTCCGCGAAACGCCGTATTTTAAAGGCCTGTTTGAACTGATCCATGCCGTCCTTTCGAGCGCACCGGAATACACCGAAGACTTCGGAGAGCCTGAATGGCTGGCCGAAGAAATCTCCAAAATGAAGCTCCGCGTGGAGCAGGAAAAATTACCCCTCACTTAAACTCCTTTTTAGATGGGTGACCCAATGCGTGCCGCATTGGGTCACCCATCACTTACCCATCCAAAAAATGGACTACTTACTACTACCAACCGACATTTTTAGGCAGCATCAGATGCTAAAAAGCACACCAAATGATATCGGAACGTGGTTCCGTGTATTGCTTTTGTGCGGGGTTCAGGAGAACGGCGGACGCATTAAAGACGGTTTGGAGCTCACGAATAATCAGTGGATCCAAGCCTGCGGAGTCACCAAAAGAGACGTGGTCAAGCTCATCGCAAAAGGAAATTTACTTTGCGATGACGCAGAAAAAAAAGGCGATTTAATCGTCTGGGGCTACCCGTTACACTTTGAAACTCAGTTAAAAGCAAAACGTGAATGGGGACGAGCTGCAGCCGCCAAACGTTGGGATTGCGACCATGGGTCACCCAATACGAGACCCATTGCGAAACCTAATGCTGAATCTATTACGGGACCCACTCCCACACCCATTAATGAACCCATTGGGTCACCCAATACGGAACCCATTGGGTCACCCAATGCAAAGAGAGGTAAGGTAAGAGAAAGAGAGAATAAAGACAGTAATACCACCAAACCCCTCAACGCTGACGCGATTGAGGAAATCTATTTGGCGTATCCAAAACACGTCGGGAAAAAAGCAGCTCTCAAAGCGATTTCTAAAGCTCTTCAGCAAATCGACGCCAAAAGCCTTCTCGATCGCACAAAAGCATTCGCCGCGGCTGTCGCCACCTGGCCCAAAGCGCGGCTTCAGTTTCGGCCAGATCCGGCGAGTTGGTTCAACGCAGGGAGGTACGAGGACGATCCCCGGGAGTGGGAGGATGAAAAAAAACCGCGCGTTCATCCGCTCGGCGGCGAAATCGATCCTAACTTTGATTCTTCAAAACCAAACGCACACACCGGCGGAGTGCCGCTCGCAAACTGATGAGCACTTCACCCAGTCAAGACGTGCTGCACGTCAGCAGACAGGCCCGGAAAGACGAAGCCGAATTGTTCTCAATCGAGGCTGAGGATTTTCTGCTCTCCTCGGTTTTGATCGACGAAACAGGAAAGGCGTTCGCGATCGCGCAACAGGTTGGAATCAAACCGAATTCATTTCACATCCCCGCCAACCGCGTCGTGTGGGAATCGATTTCGGATCTGTGGAGGCAGGGCCAAATCGCCGACCTCGCGACCGTCGGCATGGATCTAAAAACGAAAAGTCGTTTGGATGAAGTAGGAGGGTACGCGTATTTGACCACGATCAGTGGCCGCATGCCGACCGCGATGCAGGTCCGATATTACGCAGAAACGGTGAAGCTGCTTTGGGAGTGTCGCTATGCCATCACGCTTGCGTCGGTCTTCATCAAAACGGTCAACGAGCTCGAGGGACGCGAGGCGTTCGTCAAAGCTGCAGGAGAACTTGGAAATCGCCTAATCCGCCTCGGCCGGCGTGATACCTCGCAAACCCTGAAGGAGCTTTACTCCTCGGTCGAAGAAGAGGCGCGCGCCCGCAACGAGGGCACCGTTGACAAGTCGAGTTGGATATCCAGCGGCATCCCGAAATTTGATGAACAGGCGAAGCGCTTCGGCTCTGCGCGTGAAGACCACTTTATCGCGTTGGCTGCTGGATCAGGTCATGGAAAAAGCGTGGGACTGCGGCAAATCGCCGGAGCGGCGCTGCGCGAAAAGAAAGTTGTCCTCAGTTACTCCCGCGAAACCAGCACTGCGGGCTTCATCGAAATGCTGGTCGCCGCGCAGCTCGGCTTCGATCTGAACAAACTCGAGTGGCAGCCGAAGGACCGGATGGCTTTGTTCTACGAAGAATGCAAACGGCAGCGCGAAGAGTGGGCCGATAAATATCTCTTCTGCGTTCAGAACGAGCCGGCGACGCCACTCATCACTGTCGAGGATTTGTGCGAGCACACGCGAGCATTCGTCCATCTACATGGGGTGCCTGCAGTGATACTGGTCGACTACCTCCAGATCTTCGATGCGCGCAAACGCATCGGGGGCCAAAACCGCGAGGCGACGGTTGCCTATGTCAGCCACACTTTGCAGGCGCTCCAGCGCGAGCTTGGCATGGTGATGGTTGTGGCGGCTCAGCTCAACGAGTCCGGCCTGAACGAAATGCGCCAGCTCAAGCGCGATGAAAAGGGAAAGGTGATTCACCGGCTACCAAAGCCCGGAGATTTGCGCGAGACGCAGGCACTTTATCACGACGCGGACCGAATGATATTTCTGTATAAACCGGCCGTCGACTGCTGTGACCGTGATCAAACAAGCCCATCCACGCTTAGGCCTGAAGTCTGGTGGTTTCAGGAGAAGCGTCGCCGCGGTGGTATCCAAATCGTGCGCACCTGGTTTGAAAAGCAATACACCCGGTTTGTTGCGATCGGCCAAGAGGAGATCACTGCCGGCGAGAAAGCCGCGGCAGCCGCGGCTAAGACCATGCCGTCACCGGGCCGAATGACCAAAGCGGATTTTATGAGATCAGGCCTGTCATGATCATTTGGATACAAGACCCACGCGACCAGACCAAACTCATGATCACGATCGGATCGTACTTTGTGCGCAATCATCCGGACGGTCAATCGGTGTGGATCGAAGACAAGCACGGCGAAGGCATGCAGGTCTCGAACGCCTCGCTCGAGGCCTGGCTCAAGAAACTTTGGCTTCAAGAATTCTAAAAAATGAACACCCCCACTCTCCCTCAAATCGCCATCGGATATATTCGAGGGCATCAAGTAGCCGGAAAGTTTATGGAATCGCTCCTAGCGACGACTCTCTGGGATGAGCATAATTGGAAGATCATCCAAGGGAGAATCGCAGCCGTGCAGTGCGCGCACTACCTCAACGTGGGGCGCAACGTGATCGCGAAAAAGTTCTGCGATGAATTTGCGAGCGAATGCGAAATATTCGTCGCTCTCGATACCGATCACAGTTTCACGCCGCAACAGGTCATGCACCTCGTCTCTCTAGTCGATCCGATAACCAGCCCTGTTGTGAGTGGGCTTTACTACGCGTGCGATGAACTCGGGAACCAAGTCCGCCCTGTCGTGCTTCGCAGAAAGAGCGACGGAAGTCTAGATACTCAGTGGGAGATCCCGCCGGATTGTATGATCGAGGTCGACGTCGTAGGCATGGGTTTTTGCGCGATACACCGCGACGTACTACTGGGGATTCGTAATCTCGCTGGAGATCATTGGTATGATTTCGATGAAACCGACCGCGGGGATTTCATGCCGGAGGACAATGCTTTTTGCCGGCGTGTGAAGGAATATCTAGGGCTACCAATTCACGTGCACTCCGGGATTGAGATTGGTCACGTGAAGACAGTTGAAATTTCCGGAAAGGATAAACGACGTGCAGACCGTGCGCAGAAGGGATTGGCACCATGACCACCCACCCCAGCGCCAGCGACGTGATGCAAAGAGCGGAGAAGGCTGTAGCAGCACTACAAACCGAAAAGGAACTTCGTGCGCTCTACTATCGCGAAGACCCGGTTACGGCTTCAGAACTCGCCGCCATCATCGCCCGACACTTCGAGGATGCGCAGCTAATTATAGACACTGCTAAAATGCCAGTGCGCCGCGAGCCGACAACTCCAGCGGAATACTGCGAAGCGATCATTTCTGCCGCTCAAGATTGCGACGCCAAGAGCGTGCTGCACTTCGCAATTGGATGGGCCGCGCTCGCCGCCACTGCGCCGAAGAGTCTATCGACGGAAGGGCTCAAGCCGGAAGGGAAATAACATGAAGACGAAACAACAAAGCATCGGAAAAGAAAAAGCCATCGCCCTTCACGACTCCAAGTGGTGGGTGGGCAAGTCTCCAAAAGAGATCGCGAAGTTTCAGCTATTCACGGCTGAACTATGTATGCCGTTTGGAGTGTTCCACGAAGCCCTCGAAGCTGCTCTTGGTCGGCCCGTGTGGACGCACGAGCTGGGACTAAATTTTGACGGACTCGTGCAAGAACTACTCGGCGAACGTGACGCGCCGACGATGGAAGAAATCATCAACCTGATCCCAGAAGAGAAACGGATCATTGTCACCACATGAAGACGAAAACGAAACGCATCAAAGCGAAACGGATGTATGCGCCGATAAGCAAATCACGCAATATAGGCTACTGGTGCGCGAATGCTCACAGTGTAGAAGGCCTGGCGAACGTCCCCGTGGCCGTACTCGACGTGTCCGACGAGGCCGCGCTGATTGAGCAGGTGGCACGTGCCTTGCATGGTGGAAGCTGGACGTACGATGTTGGAGAAGAGTTCACCGGCGAACCATATCGCGACAACGCCCGCGCCGTTCTCGAATCGCTCGGCATCATCAAATCAAAGTCACGCAAATGAAATCTGAAAAAGACAAGAGCATCGAGCTAGCGAACCAGATTCAGGCCCGCGAGTTCCTTGAGCGCAAAGGCTACGCAAAAGTGCCGTGCATATGCTGCAACGGAACAGGTGAGGCGCTTGGTCACTACTGCGTCCCCTGTAATGGGACTGGCTACAAATGGAAAGCGCCGATTACCAAATGAACACCAAGCCGCGAAGCCGCACGAAGACGATTGTGCGTTGGGTGAACTATGACCCGCTGCGGGACCGTATTGGCGATGGGTTGCTGTATAAATCGAAGCCGCCTGCCTTCGTGTTCTCTGCACTATCCGAGAAAACATGCCGCGTTCTCATCGAAGTGCCCATCACGCTGCCCGCACCGAAAAAGAGGAGGGGGTTGTGAAGAAACGACTCATCCCTCTACGTACTCTCCCGGTTAACTGGCTTGAGATTAGCCAGCAAAGCGGCATCAAGTGCGGCAGGCTCTGCCACCATAAAGTTCTAGGCTGGGGTGTGCAGAATGCGAATAGAAATGGGCCTGACTTTGGCTGCATCACCCCGCCGAAAATGCAGGGCGAAGAAACGCACCTGCGGATTCACCGTAATAAATGGCAGTTCTATAAATTAGCACAATGACCCCGACCCAGACCAAGGCTGTCCGCGAGCTGATCGACTCTGCAAAACAGCATATCGAGATTCTTCGCGCCCTAGGATTCGAGCCGCAGGCATTGTTAGCTCGTGTTGCCTCTGCGGAAGCGGCGCTCCCAGAGGAAAACAACGGTGGCGTAGAACTATCTGATGATATGGCAGCGAAGATGATCCAAAGCGGATGGCCAATCCGCAGAATACCATGAGCGAATCCGCACCATATAAACACTGCGAACGCATCGGACCGTTCATCGCAGAGGAATACTATCACGTTTCCGTCGATGGATACCGCGTGCCGTTCATCAAGTTGGTTCCAATCCACGGCGGAGAGAATGATGGCAGAATCGAAGTTAGGCTGAATGAAACTTCTATCTATATTTTCAACGACGATCAACAGCTAGACGTGATGCTTCATTTGCTTGTATCAGCGATGAAAACAGCCGCGCAAACTGCGCCATCTAGCGACCCACTCTATCATTTCAAAACGAAACTAACGCAGCTATGAACCCCACCCCCGAAGGCTCACCCGCCGACAGGCTAATCGCCGATAGGCACATCGCCGCAGACAACACAGACGCTCGCGTTGCGGCGAAATCTGAAGAGAAACCAATTCAGCAATGGACTCAGGATTTCATTGAGGAAATGCGGAGTTGGTCGCCTGAGCGCGAAGAGATAAAGCGCCTCCAGGGCGAGCTGGCTGCGGCGAAGCTGCAATCAATGCAAGACGCCTCCAAGGCGATGAAGCTGCAGAAGGAGTGCGACTCACTCTCTGTGGACCTCGCCGCCGCGAACCAGCGAATCGAAGAGCTTCAGAAAGACGTGAACCGCTTTCGCGATCTCGCGTATGAAGGTAGCGAGAAAATCAGCAAAGCCGAGGCCGAGAACGCGCGGCTGCGTGGGCTGGTCGAGAAATACGGTGCATTCGAGTCTCGCTTACTCAGTTACTTCGGCAACGGCGGTCTGTTTAATCCAGAGCTGATGGAGCATGACAAAGTCCGTAACCTGTTGAGCGACTTTCTCGACACCATCCGCGAGACCAAAGCAGCACTCACCACGCCCGCCAAGGTACACTAATTCGATGTTGAGACTGTCGCGCGCGCGTTCCGTGTGCCGAAACATTTGGTGCAATGTTCAGCGGCCAAGCCCGACGAAACCAAAGCGCCATGAGCGCTAAGAAGTGATGAACTTCAAATTTGAGCGTTACATAAAACCGAATAAACGTCGCACGAAGCGCGAACACGGAACGCTCGCTCTGCTCGAAATCGGCCAAGTCGCAATAATCACAGGCTTCAATGCACGCCTGAGAGCACGCCAAATGATAATCACCCGACTCAAGAAACACCATGAAGAAGTCTACTCGTGGGCAGAAACGCCGAACGGAGACTACGCAATACGAAAGGACGCGCCATGAGCGACCCACTTGACCGAGAGATCATAAAAGTCCTGCGTCCAATTGATCCGCCATCACCGCATTCAGACGGTGAGCTATACGCAACCCACGAAGGCATACTTAAATTCGCGGGGGCAGAGTTTCGCGTTTATCAACTCAACGATGGCCAGCGTGTTTTTGACGCTTCAGACATTGAACGCTTTTTCTCCCATGAGCACTCCGACGGATGAGGCGGTGAAGGCCGCGAACTGACCATTCAACCCATTTTCCAACGATCAACATCATGTCCTCCTCCAGCCCATACAAAGTACGAATCTGCCAAGTCGAAGAAACGCGCAATGACGACGCATCAACCGGGTATTACCCAGACGTGAGCCAATTTCCTGGCGTCACTTTCATCGACGGCTGCCCGAAACTTCACAAGTCAGTCTCTAATGTATCTTCCCACGCGACAGCAGTGACGCAAATTTTACTCGGAGGCCCGGCAGCAGGTCTTGTCGCGTCAATTGTGGTCTGCGAACTCTTCGAGTTCATCGGGCCTGCGCGGCCACTCGATAGCACGATAGATCAGAACCCGTATGGCCTAAACGGTGGGCGCACGCTCGAGCCGTCGGCATCCGCTTGGGACATCGAAAACATTTCTGCAGGAGAAACGACCCAGGTTTGGGATGAGTCGGCGATTACGCAGGAAACAAAGCGGATCGAGCGCGACAACATCCTTGCATTTGGAGGACTGCCCGATCCCGGGATGCCTGCGTATTTGATAATGGGGGCAACGCAGAGTCGCAACTTTGTTCGAGTTGGTTCATCCGTAACAGGTCAAGTTACGAATGCTAGGCTGACCTACGACGTCCTTGGCGCGGTGTGGTCCACCTCGTACAGCACGCCCACGGTAGCGCAAACAGGCGTTGCCATGGTCTCGTGGCTCAAGACTAACGGCATCACCTACAATGCGGGAGATCTCGGAGACATTATCCGGGCAGCAGCGAAGGCGAACGGAATGAATCACGACCATTCCGCTTCGATGAATGCGCTCTACGCGAAATACGGCTCGCCCGTTACGCCCGTTCCAACACCTCCCGCTAACACCACAACCTCAACTCCAGCACAAACGCCAGTGAGCACTACAACCAATTCAACCGCTCCAATCGTCACGAAATTCACCGGATCGAATGCATGGTCTGATTCAGCCACGCCAACAACAGTGACCTGGGCTGGTACCGGTGTCAGCGCGATCCTCACGGACGCAGCCGGGGTCTCGATGCCCGTTTCACCTTCGGGAAGCATGGTTATTGATACACTCGAATCTAACGGCTCCACATGGACTCTTGTTCAGATTGCGGCAGACGGGACGAAATCAGATCCGCGCCCGATCATTCTGCACGGTAAATTCAATGCGGCGCAGAAGGCACAGGCATCGTCGCCGACAACGGTGACCCCATTGCCTCCAACCCCCGACCAGAAATGCACCACGATCGCGACGACGCTCGGGCTCACTTATGCAAACGGATCATTCAGTGGAGTGACCCCAGCCAAGGTGGCTCCTCTGTCTGCCGCACTTCAGCAAGCTAGCCTTGTGTGAAGCCGCATCCAAAAATCAACTACACCGGTCTATGGTGGATTCTCGGCATTTCGTTTGCTGTAATGCTGGTCAGCTTTCCGATTAATTTCTATTATTCGGAAGAGCTCGCCGGGGATATCCAAACCGCCGACGTCATCCTCACCTTTCTGGCTGTGCTCTATTGGGCCGGCTGGCCCGGGCATTAAATGAGCGACTCAGGCAAAGCGAAACTCACCTGGACGAGGCATCCGGTCATTCCGATGCCTACGCGCGAGCAACTTCTCGCGCTTGTCGAGCAGCATGGTCCGGAATTGGGACGTGATAAAATCGCCCAGATTCACCACATGCGCGAAGCTGCGATCGAGGCTGAGAAGCGCGATCCGCTCCACCACGGGTTTGAACCGGAATCGTTTAAGAAGGCGCGCTCTCTGCTCTCGACGTATGACGAGCTCCTAATCGCTGGAGCAAACCGTGACGGTAAAACCGAATTCGCGGCGAAGTACTGTGTGGAAAACCTAGTTAACAACGAAAATAGACTTGGGGCTTTTTTTCATTCGAGTGAGCAATCGAGCATCCGTCAGCAGCAGAGCCGGGTTCATCGCTTCCTGCCTCCAGAATGGCGTGATATTGGAAAGCTAGGCTCAGACATCTACGTCAAGTTCACTAAAACCGGCGGCTTCGGTGGGTACCAAACATTCATCCTGCCGAATGGAAGCCAAGGCATGTTTTTCAACTATAAGCAGGACGTGAAGGTGATGGAAGGTTACGCACTCGATATCGTGTGGTTTGATGAGCTTGTGCCGATTGAGTTCGTCGAAGCGCTGGATTTCCGCGTCGACAGAGACCGCCCGCTAAAAGTTATTCTGACCTTCACGCCGGTCACTGGGTACACACCTGTGGTGGCGAAGTACGTTGCTGGTGGCAAAATCATCGAGACTCTGCTTGCGAAGCTTTTGCCGCAGGACCGAATTTTGGTCAAAGGCTGCCCGCCCGGGCACATGCCTTACGTCATGCACAGCAGTCGCCCGAGCTCGGCAGCGCTCTTCTTTCATTGGGGCATGAACCCGTACGGTGCCCACGCCGAAGTCGCAAAGAAACTTGAAGGTGCACCGCTCGAAAAGAAGAAGATCCGCGGCTATGGCTGGGCGGATAAACTCATCGGCTCCGCTCTTGCCGAATACGAACCGCTGCACCGTATCCCCCGCGATCAGTTCAACGAAATCGCAAAGAAGGGCGTCGCGCGATACTGCGTCATCGATCCAGGTGGAACAAAGAACTGGTTTATCAAATGGTACGCATGCACGCCGCAAGGATGGACAATCGTGTACCGCGAGTGGCCGGACCAGCAACGTTACGGCACATGGGCGCTTCCTCCCACAAAAGCCGAGCAGCTCGACTGGCGCCCAGGAGAAGCGCAGCGTCTTGAGGCAGGCCGGGGGATGGACGCTTACAAGCGGCTTATCCTTGAACTCGAAGGGTGGCGTTTCGATGAGCGGAGCCAGATTTGGGATGGTTCAAAATCGGAAACGATCGAGCGCCGTCTAATTGACCCACGTATGGGTGGCCAGGCTGCGCCCGGCAAAGATGAAGGAACGAGTATCGTCGATCTACTGGCCGAAGAGACCAAAAATGACCGTGGGCAAGTTGTGCTTCCGTCAATGTTCGTTGAAGAAGCGCCCGACTCGCATGTGCAGGAGTCGATCCAGTTGCTCCAAAAAGCCATGGGATGGGACCGTCAAAAGCCGTATAGCGCGGTGAATTGTCCCAATTGGTTCGTCGTCGACGATCTTCTGCAGAGCCACCTTTGCTATTCGGAATTCACTGGGCTAGGGACGCTCAAGGATGCTCTTAAAGATATCATCGATCCAGACCGATATTTTATCAAAAGCGGCTTCGGGTTTGTGGAGCCAGAAATGTTCCGCACCCGTCGCGCAACCTATTACTGATGCCGCCCCTACTTCCCAATCGCAGATGGCTCACGCGTAAGATGGTGATTTCCTTCGTCGGCTCATGGCGAGAACTCCAGCGCTTAGAAGATGCCGGCAAGCTCGTCCCGGAGTACCCTGCCGGCATTAAGCACAAGCGGTACGTCCGTGCCCAGGTCCTCGCCGCGGTCGAGCGAAAGTAAAACAGGTTATTGACCCGCGTTTTTTGGCCATCATGTCGGATTTCTCATGAAGGCCATTTTAGACGAAACGATCAAGGAGCTGCGCGATGAGCTCGAGCAAATCGCGGCCAATGGTACGGAGGTGTGGTGGCGTCAAGAGCGAGCGCGTGAAGTGCGTTTTAACGAATGGGCCGGACAAAGTCCCGATGGCCGAAAGCATGGAGATGCGATGGATGGCGATGCGCTTCCATTCGAAGGCGCCCCGGATAACCGTATCCCTTTAGCGGATACAGCGATCAATGAGAAAGTGGCGATCGCCAAGCGTGCATTCTTCCGCGCGCTTCTTCAGGCCAAGCCGATTTCAACATCGGATTCTGCCCGGGCAGGAAATGTGAATGCGCTCCTCAGCTGGCTGCGTGACCGGTCTATGCGCGAAGAGCTGGAGACCGAGGTGGAACTGAGCGCGCAATACCTTTTCGGGGACGATCCCGCGGTCTGTGTCGTCGAGGTGTGTTGGCTCCGTGATATCGCGCTTGTTCGGAAGGATCTGACTTTCGATCAGCTCGCCATCATGTTCGCGACAGGAGAGCAAAATCCCGACGATGTGCAGCCGGGAGACCCGCGACTCGAGCCGGAGATGCTCAGTGAGTTCATGGACCTAGCGACGAATCCTTCCCGTGATGAGGAGTGGCAGTCCTGGCTCGCGGCGATGTTCCCTGGCGCAACCCCAAAGGCGCTCCGCGCGGCTTCCAAGGATCTCCGCAAGAATGCCGCGACGGAATTGCCAGTCCCCGAGATTCGAGAAAATAGACCGAGCGTAAGAGCGCTCAAATTATTCGACGACATTTTCTTTCCGATCGGGACCGTCGATATCCAGCGCGCGCGTACGATCCATCGCCGCGAGTGGCTGACGGAAGTGGAACTACAGGAGCGCGTGCATACGCTTGGGTGGGATGCCCAGTGGGTTGAAACCGTGATCGAGAAAGGCAAAGGCCAGAGCCTACTCACCGAAACACTTCGGTGGCGCCAATGGACTGGCCTCAACATCACTCTCGCTGGGCCCGGCCGCGCGGTTAACGAGCGGGATAACCTTTTCGAAGTTTGGTGGAGCTATAAGCGCGAAGCCGATGAACTGGGTATTCCGGGCATCACATGCACGGTGTGGAGTAGTGTCGTCATGGATACGGAAGCCCGAAAGAGCGTGGCCGATTATCCTCACGGCAAATACCCGTTTGTGCTGCGCACGAGGGAACGGCTCGGCCGGCAGACAACCGATAGCCGCGGCATGACGGTCGTTCTCACGACACACCAAAACGAAGTGAAGGTGCAGCGCGACGCGCGAGGCGCTTACGTGCAAATGCTCGCGAGCCCCCCGATGAAGATGAAGATGCAACGTGGGGCCTACGAACTCGTCTTGGGGCCCAATGCGCAGATCCCAGTGCAAAAGATGGATGACTTCGATATACTGACTCTTCCAAACTTCATGCAGAATTCCGTCGAGATGGAGAAAGTCACGCGTGACGAAGCCGATCATTACGCTGGGCTCATGCGGCCCGATGCGGATCAAAACCGAATTGGACTGTTGCAGCAGGACGAAGCGGATAACTTCTTCGCGTTATGGCGCGGCGTATTCGCCCAGGCACTACCCCTGGCGCAGTCATTCTACACCGAAACCGAGCTCGACCGCATCACAGGTCAAATGGACACCCCTCTCCACCTCACGCCTGAGGATGTGCGCGGCGGGTACGACGTGAGCATCGAAATCGATACCCGGGACCTCAACATGGAATTTGCCACAAAGAAGATGGACGCCTTCGGCAAGCTTCTCAGCCTCGATTCGACTGGGTCGCTCGACCGCACGCCGTTCACCGAATGGGCGGCCTATGCGATTGATCCGATCCTCGCGAAGCGGTCCATCCAGCCAGCGGGAAGCGTTACCAAGAAGATGGTCGACGAGGAGCGTAACAATGTAGCGAACATGGCGCTTGGCATTGAGCCGGTCATGAACCCCGACGGCGTGACAAACCCGCAGTTTAGGCTGCAAACCTTGCAGCAAACGATCACGCAATCACCCCGATTGGCCGCTCAGTTCGGTCAGGATGACCTTTTCCGCGAGCTCGTGCAGAACTACCAAAAGTACCTCACGCAGCAAGCGGTGCAGGAGCAGAATAAAACGGTGGGCAAACTGGGCACTCAGCCGATTCAAGGGGCTCCAGGCCTCTACAATGGAACCGCTCAAGCCCTCGCGTCATGAGCGAACCAATCCGCATTGTCTACTTTCCCGCTCCGGGAAAGATTTTTACGCCTGAGGAGATGACCGAGATCTTCTCCGCATTTAGCCCGAAGGACCCGGTTATCCTCGCTTTGCGCCAAATCTTCCAGGCCCGGTTTGCCTCCGCGGCAATGGACGCCGCGGCGCCGAACCTCAGCGAGCGATCGGCCGGGCATGCCGGCGGGCGAATCCAAGAAATCACCGATTTTAGAAACGAACTGCTCGGCTACCTTGGCGGCGAAACCGAGGAGCAGGAGCCTGCGCTCCAAAAGAGGAAACGTAAAGTTTAAGCGTATTCGATTCACGGATACATCGTTTTTCCGGAAAACCACCCTTTTGAATTTTTGGCGTTTTTTCATAGGGGGGTTTGGTAAAAGCGGCACCAAACCGGCACCAAATCGACACAGTTATTGACCGGGGCTTTGGCGATGTCGGGGTTGTCGCATCTTGGATCATTCCATGGACGCGAACAAAACCACCCAAAAGAGCGCGGCTCCTTCGAAGCCAGCCGCGCAGCCCTCCGGCTCGCAGCCGGGTGAGGAAAAGCCCGTCGCAAAAGCGCAAGCAGCTGCAGCGGACTTCGGCACGGATGCGGAGCAAGTCACTGAGGGAGATATTCTCTCGGCCCTGGGCCAGCTCTCCGACGGCCCAAAGACGGAAAAGACAGACACCAAATCTGGCAAAGCAGCAGAACCTAAGGCCGCCGAAGATGCGACCGAAGAAATTCCCGCTACCGAACCAGACGTGCCTGAATCTTCCGGCGAGTTGGAAGATGAGCCTGCGCCTTCTGGCGATGACGCAGCAGCGACTTCCGGCGAAACTGACAATCCCCCAGCCACTGAAGAGCCATTGGCGGAAGCTGAAGAGGAGGACCCGAAAAAGGTCAGTCCTGCGCAGCAACGGATCAATGAACTCACCGCACGGGCCAAGACCTCGGAAGAGGCACTAGCTCAGGCACGCGAGCGCTTAGCTTCATTCGAAGCTGAGTCCAGCGGACGCTTTGACGCGGGGTTTCTCGATCACGTCGATACTCCAGAGGCACTCTCGCAGCACCGTCAGCAAGTGGTGCTCCTGCACCAAAAGCTCCTCAAAAGCCCGCAAGGCATCGAACTGCCCGATCCCAATCAAAAAGGAAAAACGATCCAGTACGATGCCGAAGGCGTCGCGGATCTGCTGGGGCAGACCTTCATGCTCGTGCATGAAGCGATCCCCGCCCGTGAACGTTTCCTGAAAGCCCGCGCTGATGCCGATTTGTCGGCTGTCAACGCGTATCCATGGCTCAAGGACAGCCGTCAGGGCCAGGGCGCCCAGGTGCAAGCAGTGTTGCAGCAAAATCCTGCCTTGAGAAAGATCGGACCGAATTACCGCCTTGTCGCCGCGGACGCCCTCATCGGGCAGACGCTGCGTGAAGCGGGAATCGCGGTTACTCCATCGCTCATTGCGAGATTGAAGCAGGACACCTCGAAGCCGGGCAAGCCGGCATCGACCACGACTGCGCCGCGTAAAGCTCCGCCTCCTGCGCCCGCGCGGGCTGGCGTGATCCCAGCGCGAGCAACCGCACGTGACGCTCAGAACAGTGCCGCCGAGAAGCGCCTCAGAAATGGCAACGGGAATGTCAACGACCTCACCGCATCCATCGCCGCACATTTTTAAATAACTTCATCCGTGTCCAACCCAGGCGTACTCGTTGAACGCGAGGCAACCGGCAAAGTCCAAGACCTCGCAGAAGCCTTCGTTAACGCTGAAAAGCGTTCTCTTCCCTTTACATCCGCTGTCCCCAAGGGGGCGGCTCCTGTCAATGCCCAGCTCGAATACCCCGTCGAGCAATTCGATACGCCAAACACCGATGGCGCGGGCGACGAAGCTGATCCGCAAAAGTACGAGAACCCGCGCGAGAACGACGGCTTACTCTACGCCCGCGTGCAGACGTGGGAACGCGCGGCGCGCGTTGGTGGTCACGCTGTCACGTTCATGAACTTGGCCGGCGTCACGCCGCGCAACGTGGTCGCAAAAGCGATCGCGAAAAAGCTCATCGAACTCAAGACGGACATGGAGACGACTTTCCTTGGCGACAATGAAAGCCAGTCGGAAACCAGTCCGACGACGCCGAATAAGACTCGTGGCCTCGGTAAGTGGATCCAGTCCACTCAACAGGCGCACTACCCGGTGCCGCTCTCATATCTGACGCCTGCCGCCAGTATCGACTCTTCCACTACAACGGATAGTTACACCGATCAGACCATCACCGCGGTCGCTGAAAGTATGTTCAGCAAACATGGCGATGAAACCGCGGATATCGACGTTTGGTGCGGCTCCACGTGGAAGCGCAAGCTTGGCCGGATCACGTACTATCAAAAGACGGAATCCGGGATGACCAATGTCCGCCGGTTCAATCAGGATGCCGGCGATGACGTCGTCATGGGCAAGGTCGATGTACTCCTCACGGACTACGGCATGTTCAAGGTTCGCCTCTCGCGCTGGATCAACACCGGTGGCGATCCCACGACCGCTACCAGCAAGCTCCTCGCGTACGCGTGCCCGATGGAGAAGCTCGAACTGCGCATGTCGGAAACTCCCTACATGCTGCCCCTCGCCCGCACGGGCCGGAACCAGAAGTTCCTTGTTACGGGCACGGGCGCTCTCGCGTGCAACAACCCTCTGCCATTTGGCAAGTGGGCTCCAGGTTCCTAACCCACGCGTTCCAAACCCTCATTTCGAAAGAACCTCCACAATGAAAGTTCAAGAACTTGGAATCGAAGAAATGGCACGGCATGGCGCGACTCACCGCGTCGTCGTGACCGCCGCAGATCTCAACGGCACCGGCACTGGTTACGGTGCGCTCAGTGCTGCGTCTGCTGCTGCAACGAGCGGCACGTTGACGCCGTTTGCTCAGGTCGCAGCTGGTGTGCAGCTACAGTTCGTCCACGGCTTCCTCAAGGCGGCGTTCGTACCTGTCTCGATCACCGCCCTCACGCTCGCGATCGGTTACGATCTTGCGAGTGGCACGGACAAGGCAGCGGGCTTCCTTGCTGCTATCAGCGTCCTGTCCACCGCCACGCCGGTCGCGTATTTTCCGCAGGAAATTGCCGACGTCGATAGTTCATCGGTCGACGGCACCTACGGTACTCAAGAGAGCACGGCCATCACCACCGTAATTGCCGCCGTCAACACCTTGATCAAGTCGACGCGTAAGGCGTTTAGCGCCGCGAACACGCTGCAGCTGGCATTTGCGGCAACGAGCGCGAATCTGACGGACCTTGTGGGAGCAGGTGAAGTTCACCTCTACTTCCGCTTGGTGGATCTGAACAAGGTTTAACGATTCTCCGGGCGGACTCGTAAAGAGCACCCGGGCACTTAGGGGAACCCGCCGCTGGTTTTGGTTCATAGTTCCAGCGGCGGGTTTATTGGCAGCGATGAATAAACCCATACACATTGGTCCAGCGATGCAGGTCCATCACCCCGATTACGGGGATATGACGGCGGAGGTCGCGGCCGAGCTGCAGAAGCTAAATCAATCGTCGGACGAGCGCGCTTACGCCGAGGCCACGCGCCGTCAGCGTCACATCGCTCATGTTTGCGGCCAAGAGTCGCTGACCATGAAAGGCGGAATGCGTCTGGTCGCCCAGATCGACGAAAGTGTTTTTGGTTATTGGGAAGCGCGCGAGGGCCGTGAATTTTGGAAACACGAGCTTCCGTTCATGCTGAAGCGGCACCCGGAACTGGCCGTGAAAGCGGTCAACCCGAATCCGCAATTTGGATACACCGGAAAACCAGGAGTCAGAGGCAAGCGTGGCCGATGGGCCGCATAAATTTCCATGACTTACCCCCGGTGCAGTTTCAAATCGGTCATCGACCTGGTTCTCTCTTTTGCCGGTCAGCAGAGTGACCAGATTTCTCCGCAGCAAACTCAGCAGATCGGAGGATTCATTAACCAGCGTTTGCGCGACTGGGCGTGGATCGCATGGCCTTGGCCGCAACTGACCCCGACGGAGCTTCGCCGTTACCGCTCGCCCTACAGCGATATCACGACCTATGCGGCTCCAACTGCAACGACCGCAAGCGAAGTCTATTTTCCACCGACCCAGAAATACTACCAGGCTCTACGGGTTTCGACCTCCAATCCTCCTGCTCAGCTGGTAAATGGCGTCTACGTCACAAACGGAGAATACTGGGCGTTAGCGTCCGGACCGTACACCGGCCCGGATTGGCAAGATGCCACAGATTACATCGCGGGTAACATCCGCAGAAATCCAGACGACAACCGGTTTTATCAGTGCTACCTCGATCACACGAGTAGTGGATCACTGGATACGTCCAAATTTGGCTTACTCACGATTTTTGATCCCTATATCTCGAAGACGCAAAGCTGGGAAGATAACGAGATGGGAGAAATCTTTGGCCTCTATCTCGACAATCCGCTGCTCGTCACTCGACCTCGCCGGATCGAGTTCGTTCTCGATTTCCTGGGCGCCCACATTCGTGCAACGCCGCACTCCCGATATGGCCGAGGACTTGGATGCGACTTCATTGTTCCAAACCAGGTCTACGCCCGGTTTCGCATCCCGTGTCCCGATTTCAAGGGACAGGCATTTGATGTTGATGCGACATACTCCGCAGATGAAGACACGGTCTATTTCGAGGGAACGACGACGGATCTCGAGGGGGACTGCTGGAGCTGTGTGACGGACACCTCTGCCGGGGAAAGCCCGGAGAGCGCACCACTCAAATGGAAGCGCCTCGATTTCCCGATCTGGCTCAGGACTGCGGTGGCGCGCAGAGCGCTAGCCGATTGGCTTCGTTATGGAGCCAACCGTGAGGCCGCATTTTCCGAAGACGCCGCTGGCGATGACGCCCTCTTTCAGTCGCAGCTTCAAGCCGGCTCACAGCAGGGACAAGTCCTGCGCTGGCGTCAGGCTTAACGTATTCACCCTAGAATTACATTTATGCATAGCGCCACATTTGTTACCAATCAGCGCAGTTCCTATAAAGTCGTGCAGGGAGCTGCCGCGCTCACTCAAACGATTAGCTCAACGCCTATTGTCGCTAAAACTGACAGCGGCCTGGCAGCCCTTCACGATGACACGGAAGTGTTGCTCATTCAGGTCAAGAACAACGACGTTGAATTCACCCTTCACGGCGAGTCTCCAGCCGACGGGAATTCGATCGTTCTTGTCTCCGGCACGATTGCCGAAATGAGCCGAAGTCAGTGGCTGGCGAGCAAATGGCTTCGCGTGTCTGCGGACGCAATCCTTGTCGCTCTTCAGCTTCGCGGATCGTAATGGATATTCTGACGTGCAATTGCGCAGCCGGAACCGGAGAAGGCTTTGACGGGATCGTCAATACCTATGCGGACTTGCCCGTCGATGACACGGCCGATTTAGGTGCGGTTTACCTGGTGCGCCAAAGTACGGGCGTATGGCTGATCAGCCGAAAACAGGCCGGTTTGTATCAAAGACTGGATACGTCGGGAAATCGCGACACGGACTGGCAGTACTTAGGCGATTGGATAGAGGAGTTTTCAGATGCGAACTTTTCGGTCTACAACGCCACCGACACGAGCAAGTCCGTAGGCTTCGATGTCAGCACCCTTACGGCGGGCGCGCGCCGCACACTGACAGTTCTTGATGAGGATGGAACAATCGCGCTCCTGCCCGGGGCGAAGTCTCCGAACCAGTTTTACGCCAGCCCTATCTCGGGATCTAGCGCTGAGCCAGACTGGCGCGCGCTGGATGTGGCGGATTTGCCCGACGAGGCTATCGTCGATACGGGGGCGTATTCAGATCCGAGCTGGTTGACTGACCTGTCCTGGTCGAAAATCACGTTCACGCCCAATTCACTAAGCGGCTACGGCATCACCGATGCGCAGCCTCTTGACGCGGACCTGACCGCGATCGCCATGCTCACGACGACGATGTTTGGCCGGGGTCTACTGGAGGAAGCAAGCGCGTCCTCCCTCAAAACCAATTTGAGCCTGAACAACGTCGAAAATACCGCGCTGTCGACCTGGGCTGGTTCTTCGAACCTGACGACGCTCGGAACTGTGACCTCAGGCACTTGGTCGGCGGCCGCGATCGGACCAACCAAAGGGGGTACTGGGTTGACGTCCTATACGCTGGGAGATCTGCCGTATGCCTCAGCGTCTAACACTCTTTCTGCTCTCGCGGGCAATACGTCTGCTACGAAGAAGTTTCTAAACCAGACCGGCACCGGTTCGGCCTCCGCTGCACCGGCTTGGAGTGCCCTCCTCGCCGCCGATATTCCAGATATTTCCGCAACCTACGCGAAAACGGGTTTGGCCACGAGCTCGGGGCTGACGATGAACAGCGCCCGTATCCTCGGACGCACTACAGCGTCCGCAGGCGCGCTAGAAGAACTCACGGTTGGTAGTTCCCTCACCTTATCAGCATCCGTCCTCAATGCGATCCAGGATATCCGCACCTCCGCCGCGCCCACATTCGCTAGCCTCACGATAAACGGTGACGTCTCCCTAGGCCTAGGCGGCACAGGAACGGCCGTGAGCGTGCTAGAAATCAGCGGCGGCAGCAGCAGTGGAGGCGGCGGCTACCTGGCGTTCGATCGAAACGGGATCCCGAAGAATTACATCGGGGCATCAAGTGCTCTGCATGCGAATAACACTGACGACATGGATCTTGTGTCCACCGCCAGCATTAATTTTTACCCAGCCGGTTCTAAAACCGCTGCCATCACATCCACCGGCCTAAATGGATGCGTGATCGGTGCGACGACAGCCGCAGCGGCTACGTTTACTACCGCGCAAAGCGCGTACCTTACGGCTGATGATGGGTCGGGCAGCCTGCCGAGTATCACCCCCACTTCCGCCGGCGCTGGGGGTTCCGGCGTCCTATCGGGGCCGTCCCAGATCCGATTGATCAGCGGAGGCCTCGCTCGTCAGTTTTTCGTCGCCTACGGAGGAAGTGTTTCGATCAACGCTTTGGTCACTGCGGGTTCCCGCTCCTCCCCGTCCGCGTCGACGAATGGACTTGTCACTCGGTACGAAATGGACGCGTGGGATGGCTCAGCAACGCAGCCATACGCGGTCGCGACGTACGACCTTGTGGTCGACGGTGCGCAAACCACTTCCAACCACGGAGGCTATTTCAAATGGTCGGGCGTTCCGAACGGCTCTACCACGTCTGCGGAGTGGATGCGGCTCCAGGCGTCAACGAGTGTTGCCCTGACGCTCGCCGGAACGATAAACGCGCAGAGTGTAACTTTTGATGACGGATCTGGCGCTTACCCGAGCATCGCACCCACGCAGTCCGGATCTCAGTTGCGGATGTTTGGTAGTACTGGCCTCGCGCGAATGTTCTTCACCGTATTTACGGGCGATGTGTCGATCAACTCTCTGGTCGCAGGGGGAACGCGGGCGTCACCGGCCGCCTCGCCCAATGGCCGCGTCATGCGGTACGAGCTAGACGGATGGGATGGTGTTGCGGGCGCTTTATACAACTCTGCGACGTTCGATCTAAGAATCGACGGAACGCACAGCTCTTCGAATCACGGTGGTTACTTTAACTGGAACGCCGTCGCGAATGGAGCGACTTCCGCGGCGGACTGGATGAAGCTGCAAAGCGGAAATCTAACCGTGAACATCGGGAGCATCACGACGGGTGCGCCATCAAGCGGGACGGCGGCCGCGTGGAAACTCGGCTCTAAAGTCACCACGACCGGACTGACCATGTCCACCACCGGGTACGTGCAACTCGATGTAGCAGGAACCCTATACAAGCTCGCGCTTTGTGCCTAATCCCATGCCAAAACTAACCGTTAAAAAGATCATCGATTCACACCTCGCTCTATCGGATCTCATTCAAAAAGACCGGGAGAACAAATTTGTATTTCCTTCTTCGATACGCCTGCGCCTAGCAGGGAATCTGCGTCAGACAAAGCCGGTCTTTGAAGAATACGAAACGGAGCGTCTAACGTTGGTCGAGAAACTGGGGACGCCTCCCGGCGTAGATGGGAAGACGCGGGTTAAGAACGAAAACATCGCGACCTTTAAAACAGAGCACGAAGCGATGCTCAAAGAAGAGTACGAGCTCCAGCTCGTGCCGCTCAACGCCGCCGACCTCGGCGAAAATCAAATACCGATCGACACCTTAGCGGCGCTTCAGGATGCGGGGCTTCTCTTGTAGTTAACATCTGGATACCATGCACCGCGCTGTTTTCGCCTTAGGTTGTTTTTTCGCTAGCGTGATTCCTAGCTGCCAAACGGTGCCGCAAAAGATCGTCGTGGCGCCCACAGGACCGGCTACGCAAAAGCGGGAAGAGGCGTCCGCCGCAACGGCGAGCACTCAAACCTTGGTTGATGCATCAAATGCGGCTCGTCTTTCGAAGGCCGCGGCATCTTTCGGCGCAATTTCCGAGGTGACAATCAATCCATCCACCGTGAAGGAGGACGCCGCTCATCAGGAGGCTTCCAACGGACTTAGCTCGTTGGGTGTGCAGCCTAGCGATGCCGATAAGGCGGCGGCGTTGGAGCGGGTCAATCTGATCGTCACTGGTCAAAAGGACGCCGCGGAAAAAGCGTATGCTGACGCCAAGAAAGAATCGGAGGAAAGACTTGTCACACTAGCTTCCCTGCAGGAACAACTCGCCGCATCCAAAGCGGAGGAAGCAAAGGCTCAGATCGCTGCGCAGGCAGAACGCGAATCGTCCGCAGCGAAAGTGCAGTCCGCGATCGACGCGATGCGCCAATCATACGAGTCGCAGCTACAGGCCACGCGCGATGCAGAGCGAACCAAGCAGGTCCGTTACCTCAATATGGGCGGTCTCGTGTCCCTTCTCGTCTTTGGTCTCGCCGTCGGCTTTGGTGGACTGCCTGGTTTGAAGGTCGGTTGGATCTTTGCGCTACTTAGCGTCGTTTGTTTCGGCCTCGCGCAAATCGTCGCGCAATGGTGGTTCATGTGGGCGGTGCTTGGAGCCTGCATCGCAGTGCTCATCGCTTTGGCGGTTTGGGCCTATATACACTATAAGCAGGGCAACTTAAAGGCTGCCGCCGAGCAGAAGGCCTCCGCGTTCGAAGCCATGGCGCAGGATATTGTCCCCACCCTGGATGGGGCTTACGATGCAGCTGACGCGGCAACCAAGAAGGTCCTAGACGACACGATTTTCAGCAAGCTCTCAGCCCTCATGGATAAGTCGACCAAGTCGCTCGTCCATCTCGTGCGCGCAGCACCGACAAACCCCACTCCAACGCCACTACAATGAAGCCCGCGTATGACAGAATAGAAATCCGCAAAAGCACGCCAGTTGTGATGCCTCTGATCATGCTTGTGAGTATTGTCGGCGTCTGCGCGAGCGTTGGCTTTGCCTACGCCAATCTCAACCGCGACGTGGTGGCCGCCGAGCATCAGATCCAAGCGGATGAGCAGCGTTTAAATGTTTTGGAGAAAAACCAAGCGGACATTGCGGTCATGCGAAACGACGTCGAATGGCTGCGGCGCAACGCCGAACGCAACCCATACCGGTCACAATAATGTCTTTTCTCCGTACAAAGCCGGCCGAGCTGCGAGCGCCAGAAACCCTGGTTCTCCCAGATTCGCGCAAACGTTTGACGCGCTTTTATGGTGTCGCGCAAACCGGCGTCATCCCGCCGGAACTAGATTTTGCTTGGGGTACGCTCGACGATGGGCCCGCGCCAGATGAATGGACCGGCCTGCGGCTGACGAATCGCCAGCTCAGTGATGACGTCCCGCTGCCTGGGAAAGATAGCCGGCCTATCCTTCAACTCATCTATGAGCAAATCGACGAATCTGAAGAAACGCCAGTCGGCGGAAATGACGTCACCAAGCTTGAGGATGGACGCACTGCGCTCGTATTAAACTGGGTCCAGTTTTCAACGGGTGCCGCCACGCCCGGTACTGTCGGAACGGATACGGCGCCAGACGACTCAAGCGCCTTTCTTCAAAAAGAAGAAGCTCCGGACGATGGCACGCTTCGAAGAATAAAACGCACGTACGTTTACGAAGGTATCATCTCAACCGATGAGCAGATTAAGAACAATGGGGCGCTCTCGGTAAAGACGATCACGTCGGTCCACGCAGTGCCGGCCACGCCCTCTGGCTATACGTTGACTGGAAAGCCAACTCAGGCGCCGAATGGTCTCCCCGTTTTCACTTATACTTTCGCGAAAGGCGCCGGAGTCGTTTCGATATCGAACGAATTTCGTCTTTCAACCGATGGCGGCGTGCACGGGATGACAGTGACGACGATTAGGTTTCTGTCTGACCCCTCCATCATAGACAATCCAATCACAAATCCAGACGGATTTGTTTTGGTCCAACTCAACTTCGAAGAGCAAGACGGGTATAAAGTTTGGACTGGAATCTATTCCAACGGCACGGGCCTAGTGATCGATTCCAGTGAACTCAAAAACAACGGGAAACTGGTTATCTATAGCCGAACGGCGATTAATTCGGCCCCCGATGCTCCCACTGCAACGAGCGGCGGATCTGTTGTATTAATCAGTTCTTCGAATCGGCATGACCGCTTCCACGAGGGAGTGATCATCTATGAATCGCAATGGGCCGAGGGCAATGGCATCATTGGCCAAAGCATTCGCTCGCGTGCGGATGGACTGCGCGAACAAACGTATGTCTCACTGGGGACGAAATCGGTTCCAGCTGGAATCATTCTTGATGACGACAGTGAGGAGATCGAGGGAGTAACCAAATACACGGTGCGGTGCATGCAGAGCTATGTGGGTGGTGACCCAACCGACTTCACCTACACTGTATTTAAGCACGTTCCGTTCACCTATCCAGGGAGGGCCAAAGCGTATCAAAAGACTGCCTCGAACGGATGGACAGCAATCGATGTCTTCCTTTCTCCTCCTGTCGAAACGCTGGTAGTCGGAACCGTGGTTGTCGGTTATCAGACGACCAATGATCTCCCCTCAGGCGATATCTGGCAGCCTACGGAGTGGGCCACAATCGAGGCCGAGTGGATTGGGTTAAGCAATTTTCCTGCTTTTCATATCGAAGCGTTGCGGGGCTACAGGTCCGTCAGCACCGATGCTGTGAGCGTCGACGTTTCAATCTGGGCCGGCGATGCCGGCGGCACGATGATGGGAAAGGTGATTTTCGGCGGAACGACCGCAGTAGTTACCGTCACAGGCGGCCCGATTGACCCGGGCGGAACGACTCAGGTTCTTGAATCATCAGTCGAGTACGCCTTCACCGATACCGACGGAAATATCTACTACCGCACGACGAAGATTAGCGCAGCCATTCCAACCCAGGCGGATCTGCCCGTATGAATCCTCCAACTTATGATCCGGCGATGGCCGCCGTCGCGCGGATGCACCGCTCGCGTGAAGGGTTAGCCCAAAGTGATCTCCGCGCAGGTCGCGACCGCGTGAACGCGTCGAGCCCAGATACAATCGATCGAGTCGCTGCGAGACTGACGGCGTTAGAAGCTTCTGTGGAAGGTGCGACCATTGGAATCGTATGTAATAGCGACGGGACGATCACGGGCACATGGACTCCGGGCTAATGATATCAGCCAAAACATTCACGACGAGCGATCCTTGCATCTGCTGTACGGCGATTTCTTGCCGCACGCGCGGAGGCTCCGCCGCGATGGAGAGATGGCCATCCTTTGATAATACGCTGTCACCGCAGCAGTATTATAAAACAAAGACCGCAGATGGAGGCACATTCACGTTTTGCGATTCGAATGACGCGAATCCCAGCATCGACTGTGACAAAGTAAGTCGGCTAACCCAGTCTTATACTTACAGCGGTTCATGCTCATTTGCTGAAGATGGGACGATTAGCGGATCGATCTCGATGGACGGTAAGGGAGACTTTAAATCCAGCCCATCGTCATCGTGCGTAGATGCCACCGGAACTTTTACTTCGGCAAACAAAACCAGCTGCGATTGCACCTTTGGGGGATCGCTTACCGATCTGCTATTTCCAAGCGCAATCACGGGCGGAGGAAAGTATCCAGTAGGAAGCGGCTACACGTTATCGACCTCAGCAACGGAGAAAAAGTACACCGGCAGTGCTGATTGCACGGCAGCGAACGATGGCAGCAACCGCCAGGCGTTCTACACCGGCGCAGTCACTTTAACTCTGTCGGATGAGGACACCACCGATGACGCGATCGCTCGGCTAATTGCAGCCTCGACGTGGGGCGATTGGAACGGCGGTAGTCCCACCACGTGTTTAGCCAGATGGGAAGTACAGACCGGGTCTGGATGGACCTACCTGGAGGCTCAGTGGAAGGTTGAGCGCACGGGGCTGCTCCCCTCACACACCTACACACTTTCGATTCCGATGCAGCGCAGCGATTTTGGTGCTGGAGTATATACGTTGTACACCACGGTTGTGGTGACCTCCGACACCGACAGTTCCGGCAACCTCTTCGCGACCGGAGACGTCCCAAATGACGAGGGATTTGATACGTATGCCGACGGAAGTGGCGTTGTCATCACCGCATAACATGGCTCACGCGAAAATCATTTCCGTTGTCGTGCACGCTCCGCACTTAGCAAAGATCTCGGACTCTGCGCGTCAGAAGATCTACGCGGCAGCTAGGGTCAATGCGGTGAAAAACGCGAATCTGCCGCCGCCCGAAAACACCAAGCTGATCACGAAATTGGGCCGCGCGAAAAACGATCTCAAAGTCTGGAACGCCGCGGGCCGCCCGATCGCATCCAAAGCGGTCCGTGCTCAGCGCCTAGCTGCCTGCAAGGCCTGTGCATACTTCAACCCGAAGGGCAATTTGCTCTTCGGAGAATGCAAAGCTCCTGGGTGCGGATGTACCCGCGCCAAATTGTTTTTACTCACTGCGAAATGCCCATACCCGGGCGGGTCCAGGTGGACCAAACCTTAAGTCAATCCGATGAATTCTACATTTCAGCAAGGTCCTGCAAAATTCGTGAGTCTAGCAGAGAAGGGCAAGATGGCGACCATGTGGCCGGCTCGAGTTGCGTCGGCTCTTCGTGGGGGGTATAAAGACACGACGCCGCTACAAACGGCGATCGACGGCGCGCCGGATAGTCAATCTGCTCCAGCGACGCTGCCAGCTGACGACACAAGCGCAGGACAGCAGCAAGCTCTCGCGACTGTTACCGGCATGGGACTTTACGGCGGCGCTTCGCGCGGTACAACTGGCGCCTCGTCCTCTGGCACTTCCGGCCTGAGCCCAATTGAAACCGCTGCGCTCAACCTCCAGGGCCAGCAGCAGGCCGGCGCCGAGCAAGACACGCTCGACCAAATGCAGCACGCAGGAGTGATCCCAAACCCAACGGATTCCCCGGGTGTCCGCGCGAATAAACAAGCCTACCTCACGAGCCGCCTCGCTGCGACGTACGCGCAGCAGCAAGGAACCGGGCCGGCTCCGCGCGCACCTGGCTCGCCTATCTACACAGGCAATCTTCCAAACGGTTCTCCCGGTGCGCTTGCGCTGACCGGCGGATTGCCGCCTCCGGCGGCGCAGCCATTCGATCTAACTCAGCAGCCTTCTGCCGGCGGTAGTGCTAATTCGGATACGAGCGTGATCGACAACCTGGTCCGCCAAGCGCACGCCAAAATCGCTGCGGCGAACCAGCCGCAATACTTCACAGATCCCGTAAGTGGCCAGCGCTTCATGCAGTCTGGAAAGACCGTCATGAGAGATTCACCGTCTGCGCCCGGATTTCCGCGATCGATCTCCGCGGGCGGCAAGAATTTGACAGAGGTAGCGCCCGGTAAATTTGTCGACGAAGCGGGCAATCCAGTCAGTTGGGGAGCGAAGCAGACCAGCGCGGCGAAGGTGTACCATACGCCCGCCGGGGATTTCGATAAAGATGGCAACCCAGTGGCATCCTCTGCGCCCGCCGCTTCTAGTCCAGGCACAGCACCTGCGGCCGCTGCACCTCAAGCACCAAAGGCTAAGACCTTTTACCAGCATGAAAACGTTCTCGATGAGATGAAACGCCGGGGGATAAACCGCTAATATGCCTGCACAAACTGAAGAGGCCCCGCCCATCAGCAGCTTGTCCGATGATGAGCTGATTGCGCTCTCGAAAAGTTCGCCGCCGCTGCATGAGCTCAGCGATGAAGACTTGCTGGGCGTCGCCGTGAATCAGGGCCTCATGCAGCCCGATCAGGCAAATCTGATCATCACGCAGCGCAAAGCCGCAGCGCGCGCGCCAGTGGCAGATGCCATCGCAGACACGATGCAGAGTTCGCCGATTCTTCCCGCCCCGGCATTTCTGACGAAGGCGATTCTGACCAAGGGTGGACGGGCAGGTGATATCGCCGCAGAAGTTGCCGGTCCAATTTTAGGTGGATTTGCTGGCACCACCGTGAATCCAGGAGTTGGAACTGCGGTCGGAGGCGCGGCTGGCGGCGCCGCTGGCGATGCTATTGCGCAGGCGCGCCAGTATCTCCGCGGTGAGCGCGACGATTTCAGTAAAGGCGAACTGATCGGCTCCGCTGTTGCCGGCGGAATCCCCCTCGGCAATACCGCGCTAACCAAACCGCTCGCCGCGATCGGGAAGCGCGCGCTGCAAGGCGCAGGCGTTGCGGGCGTCGCTGACGTCACGCAGCAAGCGGTGGATCAAAAGCCCTTCGACTGGGCGCAGCTGGGCCAAAGCCTGGTCGGCGGCGCTCTCTTCGGCGCGGCCGGAGGTGCGACCGAGGTCGGCATTCCCAAACTCGAAAACCTCGCCGCCCGGAAACAGGTGCTCGCCGAGATCCGGAAGACTCCGGAGTTCAGTTCGTTCAAAGGAAGCGACGCGGAGCTAACGGAAGCGGTCAGAGCCAAGTTAAATCCTCAACCGTCAAAACCGCTCGAGCCGGTGAACGTCACCGGTACCGGTGAAGCAGCCGCTGCAGAACCACCCGCGACGGAGGCAGAGGCGCGCGCAGCGGCCATGCATTCAAAAGCTCCGCCGCCAGAACCCCTGGCACCGAGCGAAAGCGCTGGGCAGGCCGCAGAAGCCCCGCGGCCGCTCCAGGAGTTAAGCGACGCCGAACTGCGCGCACTTGCGAAGGAAACTGCTCCCACGGCGCCCGCTGAGCCAATTCCGCCCCACCAGGCCGAGGTTGCGGCCGCGGCAGTCAGCAAAGGACTGCTCGAGGAGCCACCCACGCGTGGGCCCACCTCGCTCGCGCTCCAGGCGAAATATCCAGAGCTCCAAAACATCCGCGAGAATCAAACGCCAATCGAAATTAAACGTGCGGATGGTTCAATCTATCCCGCGACGATCAGCGGCTTCGCTGATGACACAGGAAAGGTGCCGTGGATTGGGCGCCTTACCGATTACGGGTGGACTCATGGCCATTTGAAGGAAGGCGAATCGATCGCCACCCCACTGCCCACGCCGGAACAGTGGAACGCGGGGATGCGCGAGGTTCCTGCAAAGGCGCCCGAGACCGCTGCGCCGGTCGAAAGTGGACTGGCACCATTGCCTGAGGGCGCGCAGGTCCAATACCTCGGGCGAAAGCACTTGGTCATGGAAGGGATCGGCGAGCCGACCGACCAATGGCAGGTCAAGATGCCAGGCGAATCGGGCCCGGGCCGAACGGTTACTGCAGAACACTTGGCGGCGGAAGGCTTTCAGGCTCCGCAGGTGGAATCGCCGCATCCGGTGTCAGCTGCGCCCAGCGAGGCACCCGAAAAGGTGCGTTCAAACAAGTTGGGAGTCGGACTTTCGCCTGACGGCACGGCGGATCTCCTTTCAACGATTGAGGAGCTCGGCGGTGTGCGCTCACCGAAATCAATTTCAAACAAAGGCGGAGAGTACGACGGATTTGTAGAGGCGTTTCATTCCGGTCCGCAGAAAATGCTGATCCGCCAAAACGCCGGAAATAAGATCGATGACCTGCTCGAGCAGCTCAATCAAGCTGGCTACAATTTTCGCAGCGTCGACGAACTGTATCAGGCGGTCGCGAAAGCAGAGCAGAATCGCAAGAAGCTCACCAAGGCCCTAGGCGACGAGCAGTACGGCTCAAAGTTCGACGATGCGCTCTTCCACAATAAGAGCCGCAAAGTTCACCTCAACACGAGCGAACCGATCAGCGCGGATGATCTGAGCGTCGGGGACGAATTTAACGTCAGAGGTGAGCCGGTTAAAGTAACGGACGTGGACATTTCAACGGGCGAGGTGCGCATCGAGGATGGCCTCACGCGCACGATTCCGCCGGGAACTGTCTTATATCCCGACCGCGGCGAGGTCAGGAAAGTTACGCCCGACCTGACTTTCGGAGAGACGGTTGAGACGCACGCGATGGGCGGAAGTTCTTCGCGCAGCACACGTGCACCAGCGGCATCGTTCCGTAGTGACAAACCCGCCGCGGGTCGCCCCGAGGCGCCAGTCCCGCAGACACCAATACCGGATCCGCCGAACGATCTCGTCAGAGATCTGCAGCGCGTGCAGCGCCTGGTCGCTCCTCAGACGATCGACAGCGCCGCACGTTTCACCGCGAATTTGCTCCGCGAGCTCAACTCGAAAATGGCAAACGAGATGGTGCGCGCCGATCACTCGCTGCGCCAGTACCGCAACAGCTTCGACCTCACACCCGTACCGAAGAACTGGAAGTTCGAGGCTCGCAAGCCGCTGCCACGGAATTACGCGTTCATCGATGCGTACGAAGGCGGCCGCTTTTCTGGCCTTTCCCCCAAGGAATACGAGGCGGCAAAAGAGTTCAGGAAGCAGAACGAGGCGCTCGTGGACCGCGTGCATGCGTTAGGTACCGGTGCCCTGAAAACTTTCTACGAAAACTATTTTCCGCACATTTGGAACGATCCAACCAAAGCGAGACAGGTGATGGCTTCGATCTTAGCGAAGCGGCCTCTGGAAGGATCCAAATCGTTTCTGCAGCAACGCACGCACCAACTCTTCACCGATGGACTCGAAGCCGGGCTCACGCCGGTGCACGACAATCCAATCGATCTTTGGCTGCTCAAGAAGCGAGAGGTGGAACGGTATATCCTCGGCCAAAGTTTCGTGAAGGAAATGAAGCAGGCAGGCCTGCTCAAATTCGTGCACGCGTTCTCGCAGAAGCCCGAGGGATATTCGACGGTGAACGATCGCGCGTTCACCGTCTATGGTCCGCCGACCGTCACGATCCAGGAAGCGTTCGACGCAGGTATGCGCGAAAAGACGCTCCAAGCGCTCGAGGCGCTCGGAGTGCCGCACGAGCGCGTCGCATCGCTTGGCGGGAACCGGTGGGGCGTTGAGGAAAACATCAAAGGGGTACCCGGAAGCGAGAGCATCAAAACGAAGTTCGGCGGCCCCGATTCTGTCATCTGGCACGAGCTCGGGCACGCGCTCGACAGCCGGTACCCCGAACTGCGCGGCCTCGTCATGGCCACGCCAAAGATGAAGAACGAACTGCGGGCCCTCGCTGACCTTCGAGCGGAGGGGCAAACGGTTTCTGGAAGCCACCGCAAATATCTGCGCTCCACTCCGGAAAAGATGGCCACGATCTTGCAGGCGTACCTGCACGCGCCGGACAAAATGGAATCGGTCGCACCGTCAGTGAAGGCAGCGTTCACCGAGTTCCTAAACTCCAAGCCTGAACTGTCCGTCATCAACGAGATCTCGCCGACCCTGCGGATTGGATCCGGCGAAATGGAACTGCCGGTCGGCGGTCAAGTGAAGCTCGGAAATTGGTACATGCCTGACCCGGCCGCGCAGGTGATGAACAACTTTCTTTCGCCGGGACTAAACAGTCATCTGTGGTACCGAAGCCTGCGCGAGGTGAGCAACTTCATGAACAGTGCGCAGCTTTCGCTCTCTGCCTTCCACTTAGGCTTTACGAGCATCGATGCGATCGTAAGCAACTTCGCGCTTTCGCTCGAGGATGCCTACAACAAGCAATTCGGAGCGGCACTCAAAGGAGTCCTCAGCACGCCCCTCGCCCCGGTGACCAATTTCATAAAAGGCAACAGCCTTAGAAATGCCATGCTGAAAGCCGGTGACGTATCCGATGATCAACTACGGCAGCTGGTCGCATATGTTGAAAAGGGTGGCGGCCGCGCGGGGCAGGATCCGTTCTTCGATGGTCAAATGGCACGGCGAATGACACGCGCATTCGCGCTGAGTCGGGACCAAATCAAGAGCGGAGATTTTCTCGCCGGGACAACAGAGGCGACAAAGACGCTCGTGTACGGAGTTCTGGGCGCGCTCGAGAAAACCATGACCCCAATTCACGCTGTGGTCGTGCGGCAGAAACTTGGTGTGATAGCGGGCATGGCGGCGCGCGACATTCGGCGTCTCGGGCCCGACGCCACCCCTGCGGACATCCGGTCGGCTGCGGGAAAGTCGATCGATAGTGCCAGCAATCGCATGGGGCAAATGGAATACGACAACATGATGATGAATCGCGTCGTCAAAGACTCTCTACTCTTAGCCGTGAGGTCTGCAGGTTGGCAGCTCGGTAAAGTACGTGAAGGTGGCGGAGCCATTTTAGACGCCGCAGATTTTGTCCGGGCCAAGGCAACCGGGCAAAGCGCCGAGCCCTCGCGCCGGATGTTCTACGTCGTTTCGCTAGTCGCCGTCACCGGCGTGATGGGGGCGATGATTAACTATTTATACACGGGCGAAGGGCCGAAGTCGGCGCGGGATTGCTTTCAGCCGCGCACGGGAGAAATCGACGACAACGGCAACGCGGTGCGCATCAATCTGCCAACGTATCTCAAGGACGTTTTTGCCTTCTACCGGCACCCGGTGACGAGCGGGCTGCACGCGCTGGCGCCGTATATTTCAGCTGCTAGCGATCTACTAGCGAACCGAGATTACTACGGCTATCAGATCAGGAATCCAGATGACCCTCTGTGGAAGCAAGGAAGTGATGTCGCAAAATGGGCCTCGAGCGAGATCATGCCATTCAGCGTTTCCGGCGCTCTGCAGCTGCATAAAAACGACTCGCCTGTCGTGAAAATGATCAGCCCGTTCATCGGACTCACACCTGTTTCCACCACGGAAACGATGACGCCAGCCCAGGAGCTCGCCCGAGAAATCATGCACGCTAACATGCCGCAACGTCCTCTGGATCGAAACAAGTACGACAAAAACAAGTACCTAAAAGACATCATCCAGCAGGTTAAAATGGGGCACCCGGAAGCTGGAAAGAAGATGTTAGCCGACGGCCTCGACAAAGGTATCCTCGATCCGAATACGTCGCGCCTTTTGATGGATCGCCTCAAGTACACGCCGCTGCAGTACCAAGTGCACCACTTCACGCCGGACGCATCGATGCGGGTGTTCCGTATCGCGAGCCCCGATGAAAAGAACCAACTGCGAGGCATCATCACCGTGAAAGTCCTTGGCTCGAAAACGATCTCGCCAGCGGTCAAGGCAACCTACCTCTCGGAACTCCAAAGCCGGATCCCGGCTGCTCGAGCAGCGGGTCAAAACTGAAAAGGATTAGGCTACCGCGGAAGCGATACCACTTTCGCTTCCGCGGAGACGGGTAGCTGCAACGGGAGGTAAGGTACGTCAGTGCCTTTATAGAGTTCTGTCGTCGCCCTCGAGGCGTGGCCCGCAAACCCCTGAGCTGCGTCCATTCCGTGCGCGAGCATGATCTCGGTAATCGCGTGACCGCGCAAACGGTACGCGAATTTCCCCTTCACTGCCCGAACACCGCACGCTCGAAGGAATTTATTCACTCCGCGGTAACACGCGATCTGGCGCTGATTGTCGTTTGGTGCGGGCACTACGTGAGAATCGGCAGCATCACCTGCCGGTCGCACGGTTTTTAGCAACTCGACGAGATCCGGAGAGAGCGCGACCTTCCGCTCTTTAGCCTTCGGTTTGTAGTCGGCCTGGGTGTGTAGCCGAATCACGTAGCCGCCCGTCGTGGTCGGGTAGATCCAGGACCACCGCGCTTTCATCGCTTCGCTGTTCCGCAGCCCAGCTCGGAACATCAGAAGCAAACAAGCCCATACGCCCGGCCGAACCTGGCGAAGCCGAGGCATCAAACGAACTATCTTTGAAACAACCTCCGGTGGCAGCTGCTCGGACGGCGGCGGCGCCGCGGCCGCCAGGAAACGCTGCTGGGCGAACTCTCGGCAGCCTGCCGGGAGCTTTAGGCCAGCGTCCTCGTAAGAGCGCATCATCGCTGCGGAAAAGACACTCCGCGCCTGCCTGTATGCCGCATTCACGGCTCTCTTCGCTTGCTCGGCGCGCTCGAGATTGTGAGGCAGATAGTCTTTCTCGATCCGCTCCTTCCTGAGCAGTTGCCACTGTCGCACGAGTCTGCCGTCGATAATCTCCGAGCTCAGGGTATTGTATTCGTAATCTGGGTACATCATCGCGAGCATGTTCTCGAGGTGATTGATGTTGCGCCGCCGCGTATCCAGGTTGCATGAAGCAGCGCGTTTGTAGTGGGCGGAGATCTGCTCGAGGCTTGCCCATCCGCCCGTCTTTGACAGGGTCGGCAATTCGCCGCCATGAATCTGCGCCATGAACTCATTGATCCAGCTTGCTGCCCGGTGGAGGGCCGTGCGCTGATCGGTGGTTTTCGTCGAGCGTTTGAAGGTTCGCTCGGTTCGCGTGCGGGGATCGGTGACGCTCTTCTGACACACCCAGATTCCTTTTTTCCCGCGCTGGGTCAGGCCGTAGAATTTGGTCATCACCGCCAGCCGAGCCGGAGTAAGCAAGCGGACGTCGCTGTTAAGCATGCGGCGGAGTTGGTAGGAAATCGGTCGGATTCTCAACGAAAAAGCGCCAAAAAGCGCCAAAACGACAGAGAAAGCGTTGACATCTTCATTTTGCGTAACTCTCTCTGCATGAGAGTTTACGAGCTAGTTTAGCCCTCGTGGTGGAATGGTAGACACTGCGGACTTAAAAGCCGCAGACACGCAATTTAAGTAGTTGAATATCAACTACTGCCTAGTTTCTAGCAGGATTTTGAGAAGAAATGTTCCGGAAGAACCTTCGCTCTGGAGAAGCTTCCAGGTCCCGGCGAATCGCCTGCGCGCGAGCGAAACAGTGCAACGCAGAAAACAATGCGGCTGTAGCAATGACGAACGGAGACCAAGCGTGGGCCAAGGCAACAAGCACGAAGGGCGCTGTCGCAGCTGCGGGATAAGCACCTTTTTCATTCCGCCCAGAAAACCGCCAAAATCTCCAGCACCACACAAGCCATACGAATGCCCATAGAAGACGAAAACCGATGCGATCACACCAGGCGGATGCAATTAGAGGCAGCATGCCGAACGCGACTGGGATGAGGACCGCCAATGCGAGGTTTAGACGGATTTTGGTCCAGAGAATCGCGAACCTAAGTAGCGTTTTCACTTCGTAGTGCTCTTCTGAATACACCAACGCCCGCAAATTTTGAAGGGGCAAGGGATTGCAGGCAGATTCCCAGTCTCCAGCCGAAAGTTTATGACCATACAGGCTCTATCGACTCTTTTCTCCCTGCCTGCTGGTTGAACCTGCTTCGGAAAGTGAATTATCTGTGAATCGCCCATGCCCCGGAGGTCCGGATTTTCTGTCACCCGCCCTCACTAAAGCAAAAAAGCCCTCCGGTGAGGGAGGGCTTTAAACTCTCAGGAGCTAAGCTCTACTGGAGTTTTGGCGGGAGGAACTTCAAGCAATCAGTTTGCTAAAAGAATGTCAAGCGCCCGCTTCAAGCCGGCTTTTCCAGATCATGGTTCGGTAGCTCGTGGTCTGCCGATGTCTCTATGACAGGATAGTCTCCAGCCGCGATTCGGCGCTGAATATTTCGAGCCAATCCGGCAAGGTGATGCAGTATCGCGGCTAATTCCTGATCGTGTCGGGACTGCTCCGCAAGGGTTCGAAGATCGTCCCCGTGATCTGCTTCGTCCGCATCGATGATAATCTCGGACTGATCGCGGCCGGCTCGATTGATCTCATCGCGCAGGTGGGCCAAAAGGAGGTTCAAGCCATCTTTTCGATCCGCCTGCAATGTGCACAATGCGTGCAGAGTTGGGACGTCGGGCCGTCGATCCTGCCCGGCTAATCTGCTGACAGTACCCTGGTTAAGGCCGGTCAAAGCGGCCAGCTCCGTGAGCGTGATTTCGCGTCGCGAGACGAGCTCAGCAAGGGCGTGGGCAAGGTGTGACGGCTTCATACTTTATGACTAGCGCGCATATTCCTCCCTTGGAGTCAATTTTAAGCTTGTGTTGCCTTTATGTCATAATAATACCTTCAAAGCATGGACACCGGGAAATGCTTATTGATGCAGCTACGTTACTGCATAAACGGGAGCCGGACTCAGCGGGAGAGGGACCAAGCGCTTTGGTGGAAGGATAAGGTCACAAAACTCCTTTCGCAGCAGCCACCTGCAGACCCAGAGACCGACCCTCAGGCGCAACCGCAGCTGGAAAAGTCTGCGACATAATCGCCTGCGATGAAATCCTCGACTTCGAATCACTCTCGCAGCCGCGCGCACGTGCCATTGGGGGATTCCTCCACGGAACGGACTAGCAGTGTCTCCATGGGGACATTGCTGGCTTCCCCTACCGGCGACGTCAGCGCGTTTAAGGCGAAGGCCTCGCAATTCACGACGCCAAATCAGTCGGAGCTGATCATTCTGATCAACCGCGCCGAATTGTCCGGCTTCCGGCACTACGCCGCGGCGATGAAGGCTGCGCTGACCCCGCCGCTTCCAATCGAAGCGGTTCAGCATCCACGCGGTGGATACACGCACGCCGTTCCGCAGGGCAATGGGTCGTACCGCATTTACCGCGGCTGGTGGTCGACGATGGCCAAAGCAATCGCGGCGCTCCCGCTGCAGGCAACTCCATCTTTTTCTCAACCCAACCCCGAATCCACATGCTAATACACACCCTCCTCGTCCTCATTTTCGGCGCGCTCTGCTTTGGCGTCGGCCTTCTCGTCGGCTCCCGTAACCACGCCCGGATCGAATCCGACTTGGACGACGTGAAGAGCGACATTAACGCGCTCAAAACAAAGGTCGCGTTCATCCGTCAGCCGTTGCCCCAGCCTACGGCCCACATAGCCGGATCTTCTCTATCAGCGAAGCCGACCACGACTGCGGGTTAAACTTTAGACGGCGGGAGCAGAAGGCTTCGTGAGGTAAGCGATGCTGAAGCGCCCGTCGTCTTTTTGCTTAACGTCAACAGATTCACCATGCCCAACACCCAACTAGCAGCTCCAGCATCCACGACGAGCGCTACCTCGAGCACAATCCCCGCGCCCAGAGAAGATGGCCGGCGCCGGCAAGCCGCGGTGAACCAGCAACCGAGCCGCAACTAACGCGACTCCTACGCCACGGAGCGGCCAATCATGACCCCAGATAAAGCAGAGCTGCTCTATCTCGCCGGGTTGGCCGCTCTGGTTGGTTTCTCAATCGGCGTTTTTTTAGGCGAGTGGCTGCAGAAGCGCCGCTCCAGCCGCCGCTACAAGGATCTCTACCAATGACACGATCCAAAGTCGCTGAGCAGACCTACACCTTCACGGAAGTGTGCAAACTTCTGCACGTACCTCCGACTCGAGCTCGCGAGCTCCAAGCTACTGGCGAGCTGCTCGGGCCCGACATCGTGGTTCCTGGCGGCGGCCGCAAGGGCGAGCGCTGGACTGCCACGCGGGTCGCGATGATTCAGCACAAATGGTCCGTCGTGAGTGTGTAGTCTTTTCTTGAATACAGATGCCCGAGCTCCTTCCAGAAGAAGACCTGCTTTCCATCCGCGAAAAGTGCGAATCCGACTGCGATGCGATCGGACTCGATTACCACGAGCACCCAGTTTGGCGCCTCTGCGCCGTCCATGAATTTGTCAGAGCCAGCAAACATGAACCCCAGCAGCAGCAATTCCTATGAAGCCTGATCAACAAGAAATCGCGCGTCGCCTCCTGGACGTCGCTTTGGACACCGGCGCCCATTCTGACCCGGAAAAAGGCATGTGCGTAATGGAGGCCGTCGCCTGGATGGCTGGAGAAAAGTTCTCCGACGCTCCCAGGTGTGCTTGCCCTCTACTCGCGAGCTTCCTCCGCCGACTGAACGACAGGTTGCCGGCTGAGCCGCGGCAGCTGCTCAAGGAATTGATCCCGCTATTGATCGGATCCCGAGGCGGCTATCACACAGTCATCGCCCGTGTATTTCATCTGGCAGACTATTCTGCGCGGGTCTTCGCGCCGTGGGCGCTTGATCGGCTCGGGTACACAGAGGCAGCGGCGAAGCTGAGGGGAATGATTAAAATCACCACGCGCGCGGACGCTGCGGCATGCCGCGAGGCCGCGCGCGAAATTTTAAGTTCTCTTCCAACCCTCGACCTCGACCGCGACCTCGCCCGCGCCCTCGACCTCGACCTCGACCGCGACCTCGCCCGCGACCTCGCCCGCGCCCTCGCCCTCGACCTCGACCGCGCCCTCGACCTCGACCGCGACCTCGCCCGCGCCCTCGCCCGCGCCCTCGCCCTCGACCTCGACCGCGCCCTCCCCCTCGACCTCGACCTCGCCCGCGCCCTCGCCCTCGCCCTCGCCCGCGACCTCGCCCGCGCCCTCGACCTCGCCCTCGACCTCGCCCTCGCCCTCGACCTCGACCTCTACCGCGCCCTCGCCCGCGACCTCGACCTCGACCTCG